GATCAGTGAGAACTAGCAACGGTAAATGCTTCGCGCTAAACGTAGTGGAACCCTGTATGACCCGAGGCCTCTGAGACAGCTCAAATTAGCGGTCGCTGAAAGGACCACTAGTCTACTTCTCACCGGTCACTTTAGAATGATTCTAAAAATCATTCTAAATTAGTATTAAAGTTAAGCGTCAAGCTTCAAGCAACAAGCCTGTGGATAACTTTAAAAAAGAATTTGACTGTATGGGAAATTATGGTATAAAGAGAATAAGACCTGCCGGGTGACAACTGAAACTAGATGAGGTCCGGAGTTTTGTACATAAGCCGCGACGACGTGCAGTACAGCACGGCAGGCAAACAGAAAGGATAACATGAAAAAATATATACACATAAACCAACACATCATTAGAAGGAATAGATCCAACGGTTACAATGAACCGGTGATCACGGTTAAGACTTATAAGAGCAATGACTACGGCCACGAAGTTACAATTGATGGTCCTTGTAAAGTTGTTTACAGCCCTGACAAGCCGCTCAGCTGCGGTGCCCGGGTTTGGATCGAAACAGAGGCTGGCGTAACGGTTGTTAACCAGTCACCAGCATCAACAAAGGATGTAGCGTGATCCGTGAATCAAAATACAGTTTTTTATATCGGGCTCATGATGGCAGCATCATGCGGCCTGAATCATTTTTAAATATTAACAAAGGCCGGACGTTGTCCAGCTCTCAGCTGCGTATGCTTGGAATAACAAAGATTAAGAATAGAAGCTTCAAGCGTCAAGCAACAAGCTTGCACAAGCCCGGGATTCGTGTTAAAAATAGATTTAACAGAAAGAGATAATTATGAAAACAAGTGAAGCGAAACAAATAACCGGAGGACTATCTAATCCGGAAAAAATGCCTGAGAAGGCTTTTAACCTACCTGCGCCAGCGTGTATTACTGGAAAAAAATTAGTTGATGTAAAGGGCTCAGTCTGTGAGGGCTGTTATGCATTGAAAGGCCGGTATAGATTCAACAACGTACAAACAGCCCTGAATAGAAGACTCAAGGCACTTGAGCACCCGCAATGGGTCGAGGCGATGGTACACTTAATAAAAAAACAGAAGCATTTTAGATGGCACGATTCAGGCGACATACAGAGCTTAGAACATTTAAAAAATATTTTTAAAGTTTGCAGAGCTACACCTGACACGCAGCACTGGTTACCAACTAGAGAAGCTCAATTTATTAAAAGATTAAAAGTTAACGAAGTTCCAAGAAATTTGGTGATTCGTTTTTCTTCACACATGATTGATCAGGCCCCGGTTAACTTTTGGCCGTGGACTTCAACTGTTGTCACTGATGAGAGTTTTACGTGTCCCGCATCGAGTCAAGATAATAAATGCGGCGATTGCAGACAATGCTGGAATCGTGATATAAAAAATGTTAGTTATCCAAAACATTAATATGCACGTATTCAAACATCCTAAATTTTACGAAGAGTATCGAAAACGAGCGAAGGAGGCGCAGCGAATCGCGAAGCAGCAAGCGTCAAGCAAATCATCAAGCACCAAGCAGCAAGCTTCTGAAGCGTCAAGCGACAAGCCTCAAGCTTCGAAGATTCTTGATCCGAAGGATCAAGCATCAAGCGAATCGTCAAGCAACAAGCGTTGAATGTGGTCCCAATCATCAAGCGCCAAGCACCGAGCTTCGCGGTGATCGGATTTTATTCTTAGAACTTCTTTGCTTTCATAAAGTTTTACGGAAAGAGGATCGAGGGTCTGGAGTAAGATAAAGTTTCTTTTTGTGTGGGTCTGATGAAACAATAATTGATGCGGTGAGAAGTATACTTTATGACCTTTTGTAACCTTCAACTCACACATCAAAAAACCACATTTATCATTGTATCCCAACAAATCTGGCACACCAAACGATGACCAAGACTCTAGTCTTGTCCACTTAATTTTAGGTGTTTTTTGCTTTACTAATTTCCAAAAAATAGTCTCTGATTTCACTGTAACACGTAGTGTGATAAAACAGGATAGTTAAGCGCTATGAAATATATAATTAGTGCAATGTAAGTAATCTTTTTAAGGTTCATTAGTCTATTAAAATAAATAATCGGTGGCTCTCATTAGCACCAATTAATTTATTTTCAACTAATTTTATCTCCTTGATGTCTTTTGGGTACTTCCAGTTTGCACGTGAAACAATTTGTACTTTAGCACTTTTACCTGTCTCAGACCCCTCCGCAAATTTATTTAATAGTTGTAGTAGATCTCTAGTCCTCATGTTTTATTTCGTAGTCTGCTGTATTGTACTTGATTGCATCTGCATACTCTTCAAACCTAGAAGATATATTTTTGTTTTCTTCTTTCAGTTTTTTTATTTCTGCACCCGCACGTCTGCATGCTTCTTGCAAGATCTTTTTTTGTTTTTCTAGTTGATCTACCTTTTGTTCTAGTTTATTCATTCTCACATACCTTCCCGGATCGTAATTTTCATCCATATTGACTTGTACGTTATGTTACAGTATAAGTCAAGCATGGGAAGACCAAAAGAATTAACACCAAAACAAATGAAGTTTGCAGAGTTGTTGGTTACCAATGAAGGTAGAATGACAGCAACAGAAGCAGCGAAGCAAGCCGGCTACACGGAGGAGAGAGCTAGATTTACAGCATCTGAACTTAGAAACCCAAACAGATACCCATTGGTTGTGCAATACATAGGTAAGCTAAGACAAGAGCTGCAAAAGAAATACGAAGTTACATTTGAAAACCATATTGCTGAACTTGCAAAACTACGTGATGAAGCACGTGCTAAAGGTGCGTGGTCCGCTGCGGGTAACATGGAGATTGCAAGAGGTAAAGCCGCTGGTTTGTATGTAGAACAAAAGATAATCAAACATGGCAGACTAGAGGACATGACTGAAAAAGAATTAGAATTGAAGATGAAACAAATAATTGATGATCATCAAGGTTTATTAGTTGAAGGTGATTTCGAGGAAATAACAAATGAAACAAAAAATAATAGAGGAGATGAATCTGCAGGCAAAGATATATCACGACCCAAAGACAACTCCGGAACAGAAGAAAGAAGCGAAAGAGAAGTGGTATAAGTTAGTAAAAGATTTTTCTAACTTAATTTCGTCATCTTCTTTATCCAAGAACGAGGAATCATAGTTCTATCACCAAAAGTAATACCGTTTTCATCTTTGTCGTAAGATGCAAACATTTTAATAGATTCTCTGTCTTTGGAGAATATCCACCCTTCGTTTACAGGATAAGATAGTTTCATCTTATCAAACTCCTGTTGATTAGCCCAGCCAGAGTCTGATACGCAATCCACCCACTCCACACGATACTTGGGATACGGGAAATCTACATTAGAATGATTCTGAACTATCTTACGTTTCGATCTTTTAGGCATTCCCCTATATAGAATATTTTTAGGTTACTCTCTACTCAAAAAAATTTTTTAAATTGATTTCTTGTACCAGATGTAAACCACTATTGTCGCACCTAGTGACCATTTTGAATTTTAAAAAAATTTGTCTAAAACATCAATAAAATCAATGCTTATTTGACCTTACGTACCATTCTGACCAAAATGAAATTTCATTTTGGTCACTAAAAATGCTCTAAAACACCAATAAAATCAATACTAATTTGACTTACGTACCAAAATACCATCAAATTTTGCCATTTCAAAAATTTTTTTGAAAACATACAATCCCAAAATTTCACCTATACGTAAAATTAATCTATCGAAATTCCTTGATTTAAGTCCTTTATGGCAACATTATGGCAATCCGCTTTCACCGTAAAGTTGTTGGAAGGGTCAATATCCCCCTTCTTCATGAACCTAGCCTTGTCCAGATACTTCTGTTTCTTCATCCAACCCACGAACCACGCTTCGCGTGTCTCCAAGTTACATCGAACAAACGCGTACACATCACACCGCTGCTTTGTATTAAAGTTAGCGATACTACAATCATAGTAGTCTTTTGGCTTAACCGTAGTCCTTTTAGTCTTAACCTCGATCCTCGTACCTTTGTCCGTTATTAGGTCATAATCGTACGTAGAGGCCCATACAGACTTAATTAGGCTCTTTACCACCTGATCCCCTACAAACCCCGCTATATTACCGTCTCCGTGCGTTATAGAGTTATTTAACGCCCTCATATTCGAGGCCTTCTCCTTCGCGGTATTCATCATCTCATCCGTTATTTTAACTTCAATCATCTCTTCTCCTTTTGATTTAATCTTTTTGAAACACATAATCGTTATAATATTCATCAACCCGTTTTAAAAACTTGTGTTTATAATTTCTAAACTCAGGTCCTTCTATAATGAATTCTTGATAATAGCCATCAGGGTTAATCATCATGATAACTCCCTTATTAATTTTAGTTCCATAAACATGATCATGAGCCATACCGTACGCACCGAGTTGCATAAAATAATCATCGATCCATTCTCGACGCTTTGGTTTATTTGTTTGTTTAAAGTCAACCACTGTATCAGACCCATTATGGACACATATAAAATCTGTTGTGCCTGCGTAAAGACCCGGATAATACAAAGTAGCCTCAATTCCGTAGTATTCTGACACATTGCTCAAACCTTTTTTAATTACAATATTGGCCATCTGTTCTGCCTGTTGACCCACATTGGTCAGATCACGATATCCTTCTCCAAGAACATGCATCTCTAAATATTTATGCAACGCCGTTCCACGTGCCGCTGACGTTTCAAAAATTTCCTTAGACCTTTGATGACCGACACGATCACGCCAACGTTGAATAGACTCTTCCGCTGCTTTTGGTTTTGTAGTAGACAAAATAGTAGTCACCGATGGTAACCGGTGGCCCACTACTTCATACAATCTTTTACCTTCAAACTCCGATCTTGTCGAACTTGGGTATTTATATTTGTCGTTCTTCTTCATTCTTCTTATGCCAAAACCTATAGTGATCTAGATCAACTACTTCACCATAGCCTTTTCTTTTTTCAAGTTGATTATAATGTTTAATGATACTCGTAACCTTTTCATACTTTACATGTACGTAAGGATAAATAGCACAACAAATGTAATAAGCATCCCTAAAAGAAGCACGCCAACGCCATTGTTTCTGACAACCTTTGGGTACTTTTTTAGGTCTTACCGTTCCACAACCTAACACTTCACAAACCCATCGAAGGACGGACTGATTGGTCATAGATATTTCCATGACTATACGCCAAGTTAAGGTTTTACGCGGACTTCCATCCCTATTCTTTTTGGTTTCATTGTACTGTTTATAGGTAATACTTCCTTCCCCATCAAACAATCCTGCAATATAAGCTAGATCTGATTCTCTCATCTAATTAACACCAATACTGTTAAGATAATTAGCATTAAGAAGCTTAGCTGTCTTGGCGTCATCTCCCACATATTCACCCTCCGAGTTACAGACTCTACATTGATAAATATGTGTCTGATGTTTAATAAACCCATTACCACGACAGTGATAACAAATTACTTTTTTATTTTGCTTTTCCATTTTTCTTCTCTCCCCTGTTGTCCTTATAAAATCTAATCAATCTTGATAACATTTTAGAACGGGTTCTATTGGTCTTATCAGCCATTGAACCAAGCTCTTTCCAGTCCTCAATACCAACAGATAAAGATTTATATTTTTCAGTATTTGGCATTATATTTCTCCTTTTGTTGAAAAATCCATATGGGATTTTATAACAAAAAAACAAGGGTTGTAAAGAAATTAATTTTAGTATATGATTTGCTTCTCTTCTCACACCTTTTGTTTGCTCGTCCCGGTTATCATAACTGGGACGGGTACAAAATTAGGTGGTTTTTTCTTCAAAAGGTTCGCAATAAAATTTTATAGTAGGAAGTAATTTTTCTGTGTTTTTCATCTCAGCGATTGCATCAAATGAAAAAGAATATCCTTTCAACGCACAGTCTTTATAGTTATTATAGATGTCCAATTTCTGTGGTGGATAACAAGTTTGTGAAGAAACAAAACAAAGTTGGACAATGAGTATCCATTTCATTATCTACCCTGTCTGTTGTATTTTTTAGTTTGTCTCTTAACTGATTTATTAGGTTTCTTACTGTGACGTCTTGGTCTTTTACGAGGTTTTGGTCTTGGTATGAAGTTTGTAAATTTACGTTTGGCCATAAGTTTCTTTTAACCATTGTTTGTCAGATTCAGATAACTGCATGTATCTAATTCTTCCATTGATATGTTGTTTAGTATCACTACCACAATTTGTACATCTGTAGTAATCCTGTACAATCGCAACCATGATAGCTTCTTCTTCACAACTTTCACAATGACCAGAAACTGTATCAATCTTGTTGAATAGTTTAATGATCTTAAATTCTTTTGTCATACTTATTTGCTTTCGATAACAATTTTGTCGATTGTTTCGCTGCCATCTATGTTTTTAGAAATGTAAGCTTCTACCTCTCCACACATTAATTGCTTGTTAGTCATATCCATATTTCTTTGAGCTTCTCTTTTCATCTTGAGGCAAGTGCTCATCGATTCCTGAATACGGTGTTCTACTAATTGACCATTTAAAAATAAACAAAGTGCTATTACAAATTTAGTCATTAATGTGTCCCGTTCCCATTTCCAAATTTAATATCTCTTGT